TTTGGTACTGGCACGGATGGCACTGTAGTGTTGTTTGATACAGCTTCTGTTCCTGTAACTTCTAGCGTTACCTACGCTCGTTCTGGTACAACTGTAACGGTAACCAAAACTGCTCACGGCCTGTCTACGGGCAATGTTGTTGGTATTCACTTTGACAGCAATACAAGTCAGTCTGCAACAGATGGCAACTATGTTATCACTGTTGCTTCGTCAAGCACATTTACGCTAACAGACATTAACACCGGAACAATCACTTCTACTGCGGCTTCGTATGTAAGTGGCGGTGGTCGTTGGTTGATGACTTACGAAATAGACAGTACTGATACTTTTAGTAATGCGCCTATTATTCCGGGTGAAGGAGTATTAGCTACTCAAGGCATTTATGCTTTGATGACCAATATTGACTCAACGCAGATTTACTATGGCTAAGTCACCAGCATGGCAGAGGAAAGAGGGCAAATCCGAGAAGGGCGGCTTGAACGCCAAGGGGCGAGCCTCGTACAATGCGGCCAACCCCGGGAAACCCGGATTGAAACGTCCTCAACCCGAGGGCGGCTCACGGCGCGACTCCTTTTGCGCCCGCATGGAAGGCATGAAGAAGAAGCTAACCAGCGCAAAGACTGCCAACGACCCGGATTCACGGATCAACAAGTCTTTGAGGGTTTGGAACTGTAAGGATGGGGGCTATGTAACTGCGGCTGATGGCTGCGCTACAAAAGGTAAGACAAAAGGGCGGATGGTGTGAAACAAGAAAACGTTGAAACCATAAAGCATGTAGCGGATGGTGTAGCCGCTGTTACGGCTATTGGTACGGTAATGCAACTACTTCCTGCGGTTGCCGCACTATTCACAATTGTGTGGACAGGCATGCGAATCGCCGAAATGATCGCGGGTAAACCCTTTGCTGAAATAATCCGCAGGAAGAAGGCAGACGATGCCATCGACAAGTAAAAAACAACACAACTTCATGGCAGCAATTGCGAATAACCCCGCGTTTGCCAAGAAAGTTGGAATACCGCAAAACGTTGGTAAAGATTTTACTGACGCTGACAAAGGTAAGAAGTTTGGTTCTGGCGGAGCAACCCGTCCAGATGTTCAGAAGGTGAATAAGTCTAAAACCGATCACGGAAAAATGGCTTTTTTTAAAGAAGGTGGTAATACTATGGCTTCCAAAATGAATCCCGGATTTATGGCAATGATGGCTAAGAAAAAAGCCGGAGCTAAAGCAGAAATGCCAATGAAAAAGATGGCCGGTGGCGGTTCTGCTTCTAAACGTGCTGACGGTGTTGCTACAAAAGGCAAGACCAAAGGCACAATGATTGCCATGAAATACGGCGGCAAAGCCTGCTAACACCATGATGGCCAGCCGTGGAATGGGGGACATCTCCCCCTCTAAAATGCCCAAGGGCGTCAAGAAAGCCCGGCGGGACAACACTGACTTTACCCAGTATAAAGAGGGTGGGAAAGTCAACGCCGCTGGCAATTACACAAAGCCCAGTCTTCGCAAGAAGATTGTGTCTCAAGTAAAGTCAGCAGCAACGCAGGGTACTGGTGCAGGTCAGTGGTCAGCGCGTAAAGCTCAGCTTGTTGCCAAGAAGTACAAGGCGGCAGGCGGGGGTTACCGAGATTGAAAGCGCCTCAGAAATCATTGAAGGACTGGGGCGACCAAAAGTGGAGAACCAAAAGTGGTAAAAAATCTTCTGACACTGGTGAAAGATACCTTCCAAGCGCTGCGATCAAAAGTCTCAGCGCTAGTGAGTACGCTGCGACGACCAAAGCCAAGCGAGCCGGAAAAGCCGCAGGCAAACAATTCGTAGCACAACCCAAAACGATTGCAAAGAAAACGGCAGGATTTAGATGACTACTTCTGGAGTTGCAGCGTTTAATCTTGACCTCACAGAGATTGTTGAGGAAGCGTTTGAACGCGCCGGTTCCGAGATGCGTACAGGCTACGACCTGCGTACCGCCCGTCGTTCATTGAATCTTCTCTTTGCAGACTGGGCAAACCGCGGTATCAACATGTGGACATTTGAGCAGGGGACAATTAACCTGACTCCGGGACTGAACACCTATGCCATACCCGTAGACACGGTGGATTTACTTGAGCATGTCATTCGCACGGGCGCGGGTAGCGCATCCACGCAAGCTGACTTAACAATCACGCGTATTAGTGTTTCTACTTATGCCACGATCCCCAACAAACTGCAACAAGCCAGACCCATTCAAGTGTGGTTTCAGCGTTTAGATGGCCAGACTTCTTCAATCGGCACCACGCTTAACGGCGGGATTACAGCCACAGACACAACAATCACACTAACTTCCGTTGCCGGACTTTCAGCTACAGGGTTCTTGTTGGTTGAGTCCGAGACTATCCAGTATGGCTACATCTCTGGCAACGTGCTTTATAACTGCTTCCGTGGGCAGAACGGCACAACTGCGGCGGCGCATTTAACTGGCGTAGCTGTATACACGCAGAATCTGCCTTCTGTAACCCTCTGGCCAACCCCCGACAACAGCGTAACGTATCAGTTTGTTTACTGGCGCATGCGCCGAATTGATGATGCTGGTGGGGGTGTACGTACGATGGACGTGCCTTTCCGTTTCCTGCCCTGTTTGGTGGCAGGGCTTGCGTACTATCTTGCGCTTAAGGTAGAGAATGGTACGCAACGTTTAGATATTCTTAAAGCTCAGTACGACGAAGCTTGGCAAAATGCGGCGGGTGAAGATCAAGAACATGCGGCTTTGCGGTTTGTTCCACGTCAGATGTACATAAACTAGCGGTACATAAATGGGCAATCGCTTTGCATCCGGTAAGAACAGTATCGCCATGTGCGATAGGTGTGGCCAACAGTTTAAATTAACGGCTTTGAAAAAAGAAGTTATCAAGACAAAGCTTTACAATTTGATGGTGTGTGATACGTGTTGGGATCCAGATCAGCCGCAGTTGCAGTTGGGTATGTACCCAGTGGATGATCCGCAAGCTGTGCGTAACCCACGCAAGGACACAACGTACGTCACGGCAGGTGTAAATGCTAGTGGCAGTTTGACTGGCGGTTCGCGGGATGTTCAGTGGGGATGGTCGCCCGTTGGTGGGTCGAGTAATTTTGATGTGAGTTTGACCCCCAACTACTTGGTGGCAACGACAAATGTTGGTACAGTTACAGTAAATTAAAGGAGTCTAGTATGGACAAGAAAGATTTAGCCCAAGACAAGAAGATGATTGGCAGCATGGTTAACAAGCATGAAAGAAAAATGCACCCCGGTAAGCCTGTGACTAAGTTTGCCAAGGGCGGTAAGACCAACGAGATGATGCTTCAGTATGGCCGTGGTATGGCCAAAGTTACAAATCAGGGGAAATAACATGGCCAAGGTTAACAATCTACCCGCTTCTGCGTACGCCAAGCCCCACACCATGAGTGGTGTGCCTGTTGTTGCGTCTACAAATCCCGGCAGTCCCCCAAACCGCAGTAAAGCCGACACCGTTAATATGTCTATTGGTAACATCAGCAAGGCTGCTGGTAACGAAACCACTAAGACATCCGGTATTGTTACCCGTGGTAACGGCGCGGCTACCAAAGGCATTACGGCTAGAGGCCCGATGGCATGAATTACACCGCACTCAGCAACGCGATCCAAGCGTACACGGAGAACACGGAAACAAATTTCGTGGCTAATATCCCCGTGTTCGTTACGCAGGCTGAAGAGCGTATATTTAATTCGGTACAGTTTCCGTCGCTTCGCCAAAATGTAACGGGGTCAATGACTACAAATAATAAGTACTTGCAGTGCCCCACGGATTTCTTAGCGGTGTATTCTTTGGCTGTTATTAACGCCAGTGGTGAGTACGAGTACTTGTTGAACAAAGATGTTAACTTCATCCGGCAGGCGTATCCACAGCCCACAGACACAGGGATCCCTAAGTACTACGCACTGTTTGGCCCACGTTCAGATAACGCAGCCGAGTTGACTTTTATTCTCGGCCCTACGCCAGATGCGGGATACAGTTCTGAGCTTCATTATTTCTTCTACCCACCAAGCATTACGGTTTCTCCCTACACTTCATGGCTGGGTGATAACTTTGACCCCGTGCTCTTGTACGCATCTTTGGTTGAGGCTTACACCTACATGAAGGGTGAGCCGGACATGATGACGCTATACAACCAGAAGTTCATGGAAGCTCTTGCGTTGGCTAAACGTTTGGGTGATGGTATGGAGCGTCAAGACGCTTATCGTTCTGGTCAGTTCCGTCAGAAGGTAACTTGATATGTCGATTATTCAGACCCAGACTACCAGTTTTAAGGCAGAGCTTTATCAAGGTATACACGACTTAACGACTGACGTTATCAAGATTGCTCTGTACACAGCCAGCGCGGATTTAAATGAAACAACAACTGCGTACAGCGCGACCAATGAAGTAGCTAATACAGGTACTTATTCTGCTGGCGGGGCGACACTAACACCCATCACGGTATCATCTTCAGGGTACACGGCCTATGTGGGCTTCCCGAACATCTCTTGGACAGGCGCAATTACCGCAAGATGTGCGTTGATTTATAACTCTAGCCAAGGTAACAAATCTGTGGCTGTATTAGACTTTGGGTCTGACAAAACATCTACCGTTACATTTACAATCACCATGCCAGCCAACACCGCTACGGCGGCTCTTATTAGGAGTTCAAATTGATTACCACAACCAAAGGTGAAATGGACGAATCATTGCTTGAAAAGCGTGAAGGTTCATTAGATAATGACAACGAAACTACCACATGGGTGGAGTATTGGTTAGAGGGTGAATTAGTTCACCGTTCGGTGCACGTACAACTAAAACGTGCAGTTGTAAGTTTTGGTGAAACTGCTGAATTTTAAGGAAATATCATGGCAAATACACAAGCAATGACCACTTCATTCAAGGTGGACTTATTTAACGCAGTTCATGCGTTTAATGCAACGGGCATTCCTGCCCACACAGTATCAACTGCTGACACGTTCAAAGCGGCTTTGTACATAACAACTGCTACGATGAACGCATCAACCACAGCCTACAGTGCAACTAATGAAGTGTCCGGTACAGGTTATACCGCTGGCGGTGTGACTGTGACGTTTGGTACAGCACCAAACAGTTCTGGAACAACATCGTTCTTAACGCCTTCAGCAAGTATTACCTACACCACAGTTACTTTATCAACTTCGTTTGATGCAATGCTTTTGTATAACTCTACTCAAAGTAATAAGGCTGTGGCTGTTTATACATTCACGGCTCAAACAGTTGCTGCTGGTACGTTTTCACTGACTATGCCAACTAACGATGCATCGACCGGATTATTGCGAATTGCATAATTGTTAAGTCATGTCCACAGCATGGGGCGCAGGTACATGGGGTAGTAATACTTGGGGTGGTCAACAAGAGGCGCTCACAGGTGTATCAGCCACGGGCGCTATTGGAACAGTCGCCCTAGTAATTTCAATTGCGTTATCCGGCGTAGCAGGTACAGGTTCTGTTGGATCAGTTGGGGTTGCAGAAAGCGTCGCTCTTACTGGTGTAGCGGGTACAGGTTCTGTCGGAACAGTTATTGGCGGTACGACAGCAGATTTGACAGGGGTTAGTGCAACAGGTTCTGTTGGATCCGTTGGAGTTGCGGAAAGTGTTGCGTTATCTGGTGTAACGGCTACTGGGTCGGCAGGTTCAGTTGGAGTTGCGGAAAGCGTTGCTCTTACTGGTGTATCTGGTACAGGCGAAGTTGGAACAGTTGTTTACAGCTTATCAGCAGCTATATCTGGAGTGTCTGGTACAGGTTCTGTTGGATCGGTTGGAATTGAGGAGAGCGTTGCTCTTACGGGGGTATCTGCTACAGGTCAAGTAGGCACTGAAGGGGTTGCGGAAAGTGTTGCTCTTACTGGTGTATCGGGTACAGGCGAAATTGGTAGTTTTGGTATTGCAAGAAGCATTACTGGCGTTAGTGCAACTGGTGCGGTTGGATCGGTTGACGGTCAGTTTGTAGCCGGGTTATCTGGGGTTAGCGCTACTGGCGCGGTTGGATCATTTGGTATTGCACAATCGTTGTCGGGTGTCCAAGCCACAGGTACAGCAGGCAGTGTGGGTGTTGGTGTAGCGCTTACGGGTGTGTCAGGCACGGGTCAAGTTGGTACTGAAGAAGTTTCAGAGAGCATTGCACTAAGTGGTGTCAGTGCTACAGGTGCAATAGGTTCTTTTGGAATTAGCCTCAGTCTTTCAGGAGTTTCAGCAACCGGACAAGTTGGATCAATCTCGCAAGCATTTGCTTGGAGTGTAATAGATGACACGCAGACTGCAAACTGGCAGAATATCGGTAACACGCAAACAGCAGCTTGGACTGCTGTTGCAACGACTTAGGAGCATTTAAATGGCAGCAACGACGACTCTCTTGGGTTTACTCACCCCCACACAAGGAACGCTTTCTGGTACGTGGGGCGACTCAGTCAACTACGGTATTTCTGACTACGTTGACATTGCCATTGCTGGCACATTATCTTTTGCAGGTGATGGCGCTATTACTCTGGCAAACACTACGGGTAGCTCGTCAGGAAACGCAATAACTTCCACCACAGCGCAGTACATGGTGATTCGCATTACGGGTACACAAACTGTTACCAAGGTTATTACTGGCCCTAGTTACAGCAAGCTGTACATGGTGGATCACGCAGGCGCTACTAGCGCAGTAACATTTAAAGCTTCCGGTCAAACAGGTGTATCTATAGCAGTTGGCGAAAAAGCGTTTGTGTATTACAACGGCACAGATTATGTCAAAGTAGCCACCAGCACGGGTACAGGGTCGGTTACAAGCGTGGCGGCCTCAGTACCAAGCATATTTAGCATTGCAGGTAGCCCAATTACTACATCTGGCACATTGGCAATGACGTACTCTGGAACTGCTTTACCAGTAGCCAATGGCGGTACAGGTTTAACATCAGGAACTTCTGGTGGTATTTTAGCCTACACAGCCGCTGGCACATTGGCATCGTCTGGTGTGTTGGCACAGTACGGGGTTGTCATTGGTGGCGGTGCAGGGGCTGTTCCAACGTCAACTGCTGTAGGTACTGCCACTCATGTGTTAACTTCAAACGGCGCTGGAGTTGCACCTACCTTTCAAGCACCGGCAGCTTCTGGTTTATCCAGAGCGCAAGTTACTACAATTTCTTTAGTTTTTGGTTTTTAAGGAACAATCATGGCCGCACCAAATATTCTTGCTTGCACAACAGCAACACCTCACACAGTTTCTATCACCCCTGCGGATACTTCACGTAACGCTTTGGTGACTGCGCCAGCTTCTGGCTCTGCGCAGAAGATTAACCAGATCATGGTGTCTAACATTGACGGCACTAACGCGGTCGATGCAACTGTTGAGTTGCGTTTGGCTGATGGTACAACTTACCGCGCTCTTGGCTCCACAATCTCTGTGCCAGCCGATGCCACGTTGATTATTCTGGATAAGACTACAATGCTTTATTTGCTAGACACCAGCGTAACTGGCGAAGCAAGTACATTGTGGGCAACCAGCGGTACAACAAGTAAGTTGACTTTTACAGCAAGCTACGAAACCCTTACACCATAAAAGGGGGGCATCATGCCACTACGTCCTCCTGCTGGGTTTATCTCAGCTTTTTTTGATCCGCTGAAGAATCCTAATGCGCCTACGATTGGTACGGCCACAGGTGGTAATGCTACTGCGTCTGTTGCTTTTACAGCGCCAGCTAACGTGGGCGGTTCTGCAATCACGGCTTATTATGCTGTTTCCAATCCTGACCAAATTACAACCAGCGGAACATCATCTCCAATTACTGCTACGGGATTAGTAAATAACACAGCTTACACATTCAATGTGTGGGCTTTAAACAGTTACGGCCCCGGGGTGTGGAGTGCCGCAAGTAATAGTGTGACGCCTTCTGTTCCAACTCGAGCATTGTTTGCTGGTGGTGGACAACCTAGAATTAACAACATTACCTACATCACTGTTGAAACGACAGGAAACACTACAGATTTTGGCATACTACAAGATACCAATTTTCAGTTAATGTCTTGCGCATCTACAACACGAGGCATATTTGCTGGCGGTAATGCTAATAATGGACAAACAAACGCAATTAGATACGTAACAATTGCCACAACAGGTAACACTACCGTTTTTGGTGCATTGGGAAATAATAATGTAATTGCGGCAGGCGCGGTTGCAAACTCCACTCGTGGTGTATTTACTGGCGGAAAACAGGCGGCTTCTTTTCTGTCCGCCATGACTTATATAACTATTGCAACAACTGGGGACTCAACAACCTTTGGTAATTTGTCAACAACAACCGCATTCTGTGCTAGTTGCTCTTCTCCAACAAGAGGTGTAATTGGTGGCGGTGAAAACGGTAGTAGACTTTCAAGCATCAGTTACATTACGATTGCCACAACAGGAAATTCAACATCTTTTGGTAATTTGCTTGATCTTTATTCAGTTATTGCTGGGTGTTCATCTTCCACACGAGGCGTTTTTGGTGGTGGTCAAACAACAGCGCTTGGAACTGTTAATACAATTCAGTACATCACAATTGCCTCAACAGGAAACTCAACTACTTTTGGGGATTTAATAAACCCAACAAATGCTATGTCAGGAACTTCTTCAAATGTACGGGGTGTTTTTTCTGGCGGTTATGTTAGTGGACTTTATAGTAATCAAATTTCATACGTTACCATTGCATCTACAGGAAACGCGGCATCTTTTGGACAGTTAGCAGTAGAAGTTGCAGATAACACAGCAACATCAAATAATTCTGGGGGGCTTCAATAATGCCAAGTTATTCAGGTGTATGGACACTCCCTGCTCAGTACCAAGCCAAGGGCTTGAACAATTGGCCTGCGCCACCTTTGTACCGTGGGTTGTTTGCTGGTAATCAAAACAGCAATCGCAACGTCATTCAATACATTGACATTACCACAACAGGGAATGCTACGTCTTTTGGTGCGCTTACTGCAAACAATGATTCAATGGCGGGTTGTGGCTCTTCCGTGCGTGGTGTTTTTGGCGGTGGTAATGCTGATGCTGGGGTTGTAAACACAATTCAATATGTAACTTTTGCCGCAACAGGAAATGCTACAAGTTTTGGACAATTATCAACTACCGCACGATTGTTGGCCGCTGGAAATAATTCTACTCGTGGTGTGTTTGGTGGGGGCTTAGATAGTGGCAGCTCTGTTTTAACTGCAATGAACTACATTACTATTGGAACTACAGGTAACAGCACTTCATTTGGAACACTGGGTAGCGCAGCATATCAATTAGCCGCTGTTTCTTCTCCTACAAGAATTGTTTTTGGTGGTGGATATAACAACGGTTTTAGCCCATTTGGTGTGATGCAGTACATTACAACTGCAACAACTGGAAACACTACGTCTTTTGGCACTCTTAGCCCATCACGAGGCGCACTTGCTGGTTGTTCTTCTAGCACAAGAGGTCTTTTTGGTGGCGGTACTGACGGTAGCATAACTGCATACAACACGATTAGCTACATTACGATTGCTACTACTGGAAATACAACATCTTTTGGCAACATGACAACCACTGCTTATTATTTAGCCGCTTGTTCTTCAGAGCTTCGAGGTGTATTTGCGGGTGGCAAAAACGACAGCAATACCGAATTAAACATTATTGGTTACGTTACGATTGCATCCACTGGCAATGGAACATCTTTTGGTTCACTTACTAGCGCAGATGCCCGGCAAGCTGGTTGCTCTAGCTGTGGCGGAGGAGTTCAATAATGTCTAAACAATGGCCTGCTGGCATCATCACCCCAACCCCTGCAACTCCAACAGGGCCGTATCAAAACGGAGCGGCTCCCGGTGTATGGACAATAGGGCAAGCGGCCTTTTGGGTTAAACAAGGTTTGTGGCCGATTGCTGGTAATGCAGAACCTGTGTGGTATGGAAGTAGGGGCGTGTTTGGTGGAGGTTATAACAACGTCGCAAATGCTTCTACTAATGCAGTAAGTTATATAACAATTGCTACCACAGGTAATTCTGCTACTTTTGGTCAATTAACTGTTGCACGATATTCACTTGGAGCCTGCTCCAACGGAAGTAGAGGGGTATTTGCTGGCGGTTACTCAAGTGCAAATACTAATACTTTAGACTATATAACAATTTCTTCTACAGGTAACGCCACTACTTTTGGCATATTGACTGTTTCACGTACTTATATAGGTGGTTGCTCTAATAATACTCGTGGCGTGTTTGGTGCTGGGGATAATGTGTCGGGTAGGCAGAGCGTTATAGACTATATAACAATCGCGACAACTGGTAATGCTACAAACTTTGGCAATCTTTCTAGTGCTCGTTATGCTCCAGCCGCTTGTGCTAGTGAAACTAGAGGTGTGTGGGGTGGCGGCAATACAGGTTCGGGTACTAATATCATAGACTACGTAACACTTGCTACAACAGGCAACTCTACTAGCTTTGGACAGTTAACAGCCGCTCGTGACTATGTAACCGCTTCTTCTAGCAAAACCAGAGGTGTGTTTGGGGGCGGGTATACTGGCACTACGCAGTCAAACACAATTGATTACATAACAATTGCTTCCGCAGGGAATGCTACTTCTTTTGGTACTTTAACTGCCGCACGTTCTCAACCAGCAGGTTGTTCTGACGGAAGCCGAGGTGTATTTGGTGGGGGCGACCCTACCGGTGTAGGGAATATCATAGATTATGTCACTATCGCCACTACAGGAAACGCTACAAGTTTTGGTACTATGACGCCTTCTACTGGTGGCCAAGGCGCTTGTTCTGGTAGTTAAAAATTTATAACAGGAGAAATCTTTGAACGATCTAGCACTGCAAAACATCTCAACCGCTCTGACTACAACCAAGCCAGAGTACAACGTCATGTTGCAAAACATTGACGCTAAATTGCCAGCCGTCCTCAAAGGGGCGTCGAACTTCTACAAGGGTCATTCCCAGTTCATGAACGTCACACTTGATGTGACCACACTGACACCCTTGCGTTCCATTTATCAATCGCTGGCTGAGATTGAGCAGACCAAGAATGCTCTGCAAGAGAACCACATCAAGATGATGAAGACCGATGTTGAGCGTCGCCGCAAAGAAGCAAAGCTGGCTGAAACCACTGATCCGTTTGACCGTGAGTTGCTAGAGCTTGAGATTCTGGAAGCCAAGTCTGGCGCTGTGAACACCCAGAACTACATGGAAGGTGCAGTGCGTAAGCTGAACTTCTTCAT